TCTAAATCTAAAAGAAAAGTAAAAGTGTTAATCAATGAGATTAAACGAATTAATCAAGACTAAAGCCTACAGGGTTTTGGGCATCGATGCATCTACAAACTCAATTGCTTTTTGCTTGCTTGAAAACAATATTCCTTTAAAGTGGGGCAAGATAAATATTGAAGGTGCTGATATATATGAAAAAATATATGATGCAAAAAATAAAATGTCTATTATGTTAGATGAATTAAAATCTGATTATATTGTTGTTGAAGGCGCAGTCCTTGTCAGATCTCCTGATGCTGTGATAAAATTATCTTATGTTTATGGTGTAGTTATTGCAGAACTTATGTCTAGCGGAGCCAGTGTGGTCACAATATCTCCAACAGCTTGGCAGGCATATATAGGAAATAAAAATCCTACTAAAGCAGAAAAAGAATCTATACGAAAACAATTTCCAGGATATGCAGATTCTTGGTATAAGAATAAAATCAGAACTATGCGTAAACAAAGAACTGTAGACTGGGTTAAAGAAAAATTTAATATTGATTTAATAGATTTTGATGTGGCAGACTCATTTGGTATTGCCTATTATTCGAATACGGTGTTAACAGAACGATGAAACTTTATCAAAGTAAAGATTGGCTATATCGCCGCTATATAGTCCAAAAGAAAACAGTAACAGAAATAGCGGCGGAATGTAATGTATCTGCTATGACAATACAGAGATACTTAGAGCAGTTCGGATTAATTAAAAAACGATGAACATTGTTTATACTGGTGGAACTTTTGACCTATTTCATTCTGGTCATGTTAATTTATTGAAGCGTTGCAGAGAGGTTGCAGGCGAAGATGGCAAGGTTGTGGTTTCTTTAAATACTGATGAATTTATTCAGAATTATAAAGGTAAGCCTCCAGTATGCGATAATGAAGAAAGAGCGGCAGTCCTGAGAGCTTGCAAGTATGTAGATGAAGTTGTTTATAATGTTGGTGGAGAAGACTCAACTATTGCAATAAATATAGTGGGGCCAAATTATATTGTAATTGGATCTGACTGGGCTAAAAAAGATTATTACACTCAAATGGGATTTACACAAGAATGGCTAGACGAAAGAGGCATAGGTCTATGTTATGTTCCATATACTAAAGAAATTTCAACAACAAAAATTAAGGGGAGAATGTGAAATTTTTTACGTATATAGTTTGCTGGGATGAAGTTCATGAAAATGTAAAACAAATTGAAAGTAGATTTAAAGAAACTTCATATCCTTATGCCATTATAAATTCTGGAAACCAAACATCTGATGGTTGGCATAATGTTGGTGATATTAGATATTATCGTCAGTTTTATTATGCATTATCAAATTTTGATTTTAATTATGACTACATGGGTTTTATTTGCGGAGATGTTAGCTATTGGAACTGGGCGGGATTTTTAGATAGATTTAATTCAGTTATTAATTCATACCAGAATATATCGTTGTATGCTCCTCATTTAACTAATGAACCATGGACTGAAGATTCTTCATGTATTGGAAAAGTTCCTACAGAGGACAAGTTATTAATTTCTATTCAGACAGACGGAATTGCTCTGTATATTCACAGAGAAGTAGTTCAAATTTTATTAGATTATTTTAAGTATTTAGAATCAAAAATAGACATTGCCACCATAACAAGTGGGTGGGGAATGGATATGATTTGGTGCTCTATTGCAATAGCAAATAATGGATGGATATTGAGAGATAACGAGCACATATTAAATCATCCAGCAGGAAGCAGTTATAATCATTCTAAAGCATCTGCTGAATTAGAATTAGTATTAAATGCCTTTTATGAGTATGTAGAAAGCATCGGAGTTGATCCAGACGTATTTGGATTAATCCATTCTAATATATATAAAAGAATGGGTCAGGATCCAGCATATATAGCAATTGAAGATTTTTATAAGGATATACCGCCTCTATTTAAATATAGCAACGAAATCAATTACCATACCATATTTATTAATGATGAAAGAATATCTAATAGGTTTGAAATAGATAATAAGGTGCTAGGAAATAAACAATCAATTTCTTCGTTTTATCCTAGAAGTGCTGAACATATTGAAGATTTTAAAACAGCATATCCTAAGTTTAAAATTAAATGGGAAGGTTATAAAATTGGAGAATTCGGCAACTTCGGAAGTCATTATTTAGCCAGGAAATATTTAACAGAAAGCAATTTAGAAAACTTATTAATTTTTGAAGACGATGTAGTTATGCATGATTATTTTATTGAGAAATATAATATTGCAATGAATAATGTTCCACAAGATTATGATGTATTAAGTATATTTATAGATGACAATCAACTAGAAAGATTTGACAACTCTGATTATATTAGTTACTATATAGCCAAAGGATACCAAGACTGGTCAACTTTATGCTATGTAATTTCAAAAGCGGGAGCTGAGAAGTTTTTAAAGTATATAGAAGAGGTAGGATTTGATCATCCTACAGATTGGTTTATATTTAGAAAAGGGCATTCTGGAACATTTAATGTTTACACATTGCCACCGTATTTCAAGAGTCCTCTTGAAATAGATAAGAGATATGTATCTCAGGTTCAATAGGAGCGGATATGTTAAAACCAGTATTTCAAGATGCTAAACAATTTTTTTGCAATGATTTATATTTAAGATCTATGGATGCCCCTTCAGGCATAAAAATCTTTAACGCATGCCATGAAATTGCTCAGATGCTTATTGAGAAGAATGTGAGTTACGGGGATTCAGCTTTGTCTCCAGTTCAAATATTTAGTAAGGCGGAACCAAGAGAACAACTCCATGTCCGAATAGATGATAAATTAAATAGACTTATGAAGGGCACAGATTATCCAGGGGATAACGATATTGACGATTTAATTGGATATTTAATTTTATTAAAGATTGCCAAAAACAGTTAAGATTTTAGTCAACTAAGATGGTATAATAGTAATCTATGGAAATTGAATTAGCTGAACGAAATGACCGCATAAATAAGGTTGTTGAAGAGTTATTAAAGGGTAATAACCCTACCCAGATTGCCTCTATAACGGGTTTTAAGAGGGCAGAGGTTATAGAGTATATAGATGACTGGAAAGCAACCGTTAGAAACGATCATACGGCTCGTGAGAGGGCTAAGGAAGCCGTTGCTGGAGCAGACCAGCATTATGCCATGCTCATACAAGAGGCCTGGAAGACCGCTGAGGCGGCAGACCAACAAGGTCAATTAAATGTTAAATCAGGAACATTAAAGTTAATTGCAGACATTGAAGCTAAAAGAATTGGAATGCTTCAACAGGTAGGTTTGTTAGATAATGCTGAACTTGCTGGGCAGGTGGCGGAAGCAGAAAGAAAACAAGAAGTCCTTGTAAATATTCTCAAAGAAGTTACTTCAACATGTCCTAAATGTAAATTGGAAGTTGCAAAACGCTTATCCCAAATTACTGGAGTTGTAGAAGCTGTAGTAATTGAGGAAGAAGCAAGTGGATCTTAATTTTGGCGACCTAATAGATTTACTAGATGGCGAAGAATTTGAAGAACGCCCAGTAGATCTAAGAACATTTGTAACTCATCCAGATTACCTTGGCTTACCTCCATTATCAGAACATCAATATACTTTAATTGAAAAGTCATCTCAAATTTATAAAGAGTCTACTCTTATTAAGTTGTATGGCGAAGAAGAAGGACAGCGTTTATTTAAGCAAACATGCAATGAGGTTATTGCACAATTGGGTAAAGGTTCTGGAAAAGACTATTCATCTACAATTGCTGTAGCAAGAATGGTGTATCTATTGCTATGCTTGAAGGACCCTGCATCTTATTACGGAAAACCTCCTGGAGACACAATTGATATTCTCAATATTGCTATTAACGCACAACAGGCTAACAACGTTTTCTTTAAGGGTTTCAAAACACGTATTGAAAGATGCCCATGGTTCATAGGTAAATATGAGCCAAAAGCTTCTGAGATTAAATTTGATAAAAGCGTTAATGTTTATTCTGGACACTCAGAGCGTGAGGCCTGGGAAGGGTATAACGTTATTGCAGTAATTCTTGACGAAATTTCAGGCTTTGCTATTGAAAATACAACAGGGCATGATCAGGCAAAAACAGCTGATGCTATTTATCAAATGTATCGTGCATCGGTTATGTCACGTTTCCCAGACTTTGGAAAAGTTATTCTGCTTTCATTTCCACGTTTTAAAAATGATCCAATACAAAAATTTTATGCGGCTGTCATTGGGGAAAAAGAAACTATTATTAGAAGCAAGACTCTGAAGATGGATGATGATCTCCCAGACGGAACTGAGGGTAATGAAGTTACTGTTGAATGGGAAGAAGACCATATTAAGTCTTATTTATATCCTAAAACATATGCC